GACATAGCAAATGGATTGTCCTGAAACGGAATACGATTATTCTTGATATCCTGCTGATACTGCTCAATAGAATGACTTTGGAAATACTTATCAGCTAAGTCCTCTACTTCTTTCTTCTTTACCTGTTGCCTCTTTGCTTCATCAATCTGATACTGATCGAAGTCTTTAGATGCCTGCTTAAAAGCTAGACCTAAAGCATTCACCCAGTCACCTTCGAGGTCTGCAGTAACTTTAGAAGAATCAATGTTAAGGTTTGCACCCTTATATTCCCCGAGCTTAGCTAAGCCAGAATTGAAGTACCTCCAAGTACCCATCTCATTAGCAATGGACGTAGTACCTGCTGTATTCTTATAAGCCATTAGTAGTAATAACCTCCATAGGAACCTCTACGGTTATACCCCTGATTCATCGCACCTGTAAAGTTCTGCATGTAATCAAGGAAGTTAAACATGCCTTGGTTTTGTGTCTTAAGGGTGCTATAATTAGCCATAAAGTTATTCATAAAGCTAGTACCGGTACCCATAGTAGACGAAGAAGTAGTAACACCTGCAGTAGATGTACCTAAGACATTCGCACCTGCAATACCAGAGAGACCCGCAGAACCCCCAACACTAGAGGTACCTGCAACAACTGCCTCTCCACCCACAGTACCCGCAATGGTACCACCAGTACCACCTACGGTACCTGCAGCGCCTGCAAGGGCACTTCCTGCGCCTGCTGTAGCTGCACCAATAGCTGCACCTTTAGCGGAACTATCGAGGAATTCCATAACGTAACTCATGCCACCCTTATATTGGCTCTTGAGTTGATCTCTAGCCTGCTCTACAGAATTCTTCATCTGGACATATAGAGCATCCTTCTGAGATCTAATGTTAGTTACATCAGTCTCATAGGCATCCTTAAGAGCAGTCTTTTGTCGCAACACTGCACCTGAGATTGATCTTTTGATTTGTCCTGCAGTTCGCCCTTCGTAACCTGTCTCAGCTAGAGAAGCTTCAACTGTAGCGTTATTCTGCAAGGCGTTATAAGACAACTGAAATAAGTTGCTCACAGCATTATCATAGGCACTCTGCTCTTGTCTAGTCAATTGGTTCTGATTCCAATTGTAGTTCATCTGAGCATAGTACATCTGTTTCTTGAATGCTTTAGTGAGAGATCTGTTGTACTTTGATTTCTGCCACAGGGAACTGCCACCTCCTGCAAATGCGCCGATTACTGCACCTGCAGCAATTATTCCTGACATAGTTCCTCTCTATTGTTAGTTAATAACTGCCACTCATCAGTAAACTCTTTCTCTGCTTCCTCTACAGTAGATGCGTTACTAGCAAAGAACATTGTAATGTATGTGTCCTCAAAGGCACTAAAGACCTGCCTACGGCCATCCATACCTTTCAATACAGAATAGCCAGAGATCTCCTCTAGGTGATCCCCTACGACAACCTTACAGTCCCCACTAACGATAACCACTGTAGGAATCTTAATGAAAGCTCCTGCACCAATCTCACCCTTTCTCAATAGAATGGTTCTAACGTAACAGCCTGCCCACAGGAAATGATCTACTTCAATAGGTGCCTCAGGCAGAGACAGAGTAGCCATAACAAGACCTTTACCAATCTCTTGCTCCATAGGCGCCATACTAGGCAGAGCACCTACCATAGCTTTCTTAAGAGTTAATCCCTTTCTCACGTCTGACTATTCCTCCGAATATAATATCCTTCCCAACCACCAGAGATAAGGTTCACAGGCAACGGATTATTTGAAGTAACTGTAATCTTAACCTCAGTACTATTGTCCTGCACAGGGAACTTAAACTTACCTGTTGCTACTCTATAGGATCCTAAGACTAATGGAGATTCGCTTAAGACCTTAGATGTACAAGTGTACTTGAAGTGCTTATTCTTGACATCATTGTCTACAGACACATCAAAGGTACCAGAGTTACTATAGTTAAACCAATAGTATCTCAGTTGTAATCTGCCTTCATCTTCAGATATTGTAGCACCCTCCGAAGTAGTTTTCTTAATCATTGGGCTAGATAATACAACATTAAATTCATATTGCCTGCCTACGAAGTAAGTCATGCCTCTGAGATCCCCAGTCACCTTAAAGACACCATTAGCATCCCAAGAGGATACCTGATGATAGTAGCCATCAGTACCAACTAGACAATACGTAGCTGAGCCAATCTTAGGAACAGCACCATAGACATCCTTTAGGGAGACCTCGGTATAGTCATTGTAGGCACTGTACTTATTAGTATCAGGGATGACATAGCGTACCTTACGATCCATAAAGTATCTTACATGCTCATCAGAGAAGTCTACTGCCTGACCTGTAAGCCTGCTCTTCTCTAAGAACAGTCCGCCATCAGTGTTAATAAGGAAGTAGATTTCAGAGCCTACGAACTCTGCAAGTAAGACCTGAGTACCTTCATATCGGAACGTCCATTTGCACCATGACTGCTGCATACTCTGGGAATTCTGAATGATGTACTTAAAGATCCATACAGTGTTAGGATGAGTACGTGAACACAGTGTGATTACATTGTCTGCAGTATTACCAGAGAGCCTAAAGATTCCCTTAGGAATATACGTAGGAACATGTGCAGCTACGTCCTCAGCATCCTTAAGATCAGCTACGTCCTGTACCGTATAGTATCTCATAAGAGAGCAATAGTTAACTCTGTTAGAGATAAAGAAAATACTTTGTCCTACACCTAAAGGCTGAGCATCATCACTGTAATCAAAGGAAGTGATTTGATCAACCTTAGCACTCTTAGGGGTCATTACGCCATCACTAGAGAGCACAAATTGTCCCTCTCTAGAGAACAACATTAGTTCCCTGCTGAATGGTACTGCATGTGTTAGAATACAGACTTTGTTTGAAGATACAGCAAGGTCAATTGGATCAGTATCAGCAATAGTAGCTGCTGATCTAAACCAGAAATTAAAGAAATCAGCAGAAGCACTGAGGATAACATTTTCACCACTGATGAACCCTAAGCGATTTCTGTAGAAAAACATATCATTCAGCGTTTCCCCTACGAAGCTAGGCTCAGGATTGCTGTCCTCATCACCTACTGCTCTATCAGTCCAAGTAAGTCTTTTGAAGTGGAAGGAGCCATCAGATTCTCTTACGAGCGCATGAGGCATACTAGAGTAATCAAATTGATACTGAATGTTTGGTGCGGCACACTCTAGCCACGCATTCTTACCTTCATTGTAGTTAACATAGTAGTCATCATCAGCCGAGTTAGATTCACCCTTAATGCGCATGATGTAACCATTAGGAGCAGCAGGGGGAAGCTTAGAGACACTGTTAACGTAACCCTTCAAGACATATGCATTAGTGTTGCCAAAGCCATCCTTAACAACAACATTAGGCATATCCCAGCCAGTCTTAGATTGGATGGAAACTACGGAATCACCAAAGACATAGAAGTTATAAGCACTGAAGTTGAAATTAGGATTCTTAGCGAACCCCATAGAGGCTCTGCCGCCAACCTGTCCTAATAGCCAATCATAGGTAGTTGCTCCATTATCAGCACCCTGAGAACCTGTAGCTAAGTCTACAAGTTTCTCTGCAATGTACGCAGAGGTAGTCTGTACAGCCTGCTTAGCTTCACCACCATCAGGGGTAATGACACCACACATAAAGGTACTGCCCATAAAGAGAGCATAGGTCTTAGCATAGGAGGCATTCTTAATGTACGCTAGTGCAGTGTCCTGACCCTTTTGAGAGGTAGTAGAACTAGACATACCAATGGTTTTACTACGGTTCAGAATGAACGTATAGTCTGCAACAGTGACTGCTCTAAATTCATCATTAGCGTCCGTGACATTAAGATAACTAGCATCATTGTCAATGACAACTTTCTTTTCATTACCTTCAAAATCCCATACCTTTAGAGACCCGCTGGACATACCTAAGATATACTGCTCAGTCTCGTCTCTGTTAATGACATGATACTTAGTAGTGAGTGGATCTACTCTGTCCCCAAGTCTCTTAATGTGAACTGTAGGAGGTCTCTTTTGCAGGCCATCGACTTCACTAGAGAAACCATTGATCTGCTCCTCTACCTGATCAGCAAACCTAATGATATCCGGTTGCTGAGATACGCCACCCTTATAGGATACTGTTGATTGCGATACTAATGGCATCCCTATTAGCTCCTCTGGATATACTGAGAAATGTATTGGTCATCATTGAGGATATTATAGTTACCCGTAGTTAGATCATAGTCAATGATATCTGCATAGGCACTAGATTCCTCAGACATCAGATGCGTATTCAGGTCATCTGAAGTAAGATATCTCATCTGGAAGATTCTAGCTGCACGACAAGTAATGAACTTACGGAATACCTCAGGTAACTCCTCAAAGTCTAATCCTCTAACCAGAGTATCTAAAGTCAAACCCTCAGGGAACTCATTGGTCTGCGAAAGAATGTCGAAAAAATAGCCGGATCGTCTGATCAACTTATAACCACTGCTGACAAACCTAAGATAATTATTAGGGCAGGGAACTAAGTTAGTATCAGCGTCCGGCAATAAAGCTACTGAATCTTCAATATTAAAGTCCCATCCTCTTGATTGGATCTCTTTAGAGACACTATCGAGAATCCTCACTGCATTCAGAACGTCTACATTCAGTTCATCTTCAAGTGAGTTAACGGGACTAGAGCCTACAGCAGATAAAATCTCATTCACTGCATCTAGTTTGTTAGAAGGAGTGACAATCATAATTTATCCTTTGTAGTAGTATTTTATAGTTGTTATTATGTATTATTTGGGAGCTGCAGGGATCTTAGGCTTCCTAGAGACTACCTTAGGTTTAGCAACTGGAACCCCCTTAACTAAACCTAATTTAATCTTTTCTTCTACAGTCAAACGGGAGCCTTTCTTAGAACCCCCGTTGACATAGAAATAGGAATCCTTAATGTCGGATTCCGAGTACATTACTCACCAACCTGAGCAGTCTTAACGAAGAGACCCACGGCTTCAGGACGAAGGCCACCGTGACCCACAGCCATCTTAGCGATGATCTGATCAGCCTGATATTCAGCTCTGCGAGCACGTTCCATAGCGAGATCCTTCAGCTTAAGGGCACCCACAGCGGAACGGTGGAAGGCGATACCCTGAAGGACAGCCGTAGAGATCTGTTCCTTAAGAGCATGCTTACCATCAACACCCTTGTTCAAGAAGTTCGGGGTTTCCACAATCTGGAAGCCACAGACATTCTGGAGCTTGCCCGTATTCGGATCAAAGATAGCAGCAAAGTTAGCAGCATCCGGCATAAGGGCACGGCAGATAGCCGAATAACCTTCGGGGGAGACAAGGAAATAACGGTCACCTGCCGGAACCCAATTCTTCGTAAACTGAGCACGGGCATCAATCAGACCCTGCAGGAGGATGTTGCCATACTCCACAGTCGTAGCTTCATCCTTACCAGTAACATACTCAAATGCCTTGCCCGTACCCGGATTTTCAAGAGTAGTATTATCAGGGATGTTCTCAGGCATACCCGTGGCAGTCTTAGCACCCGTGTTAGCAAGTTCATTGATAGAGGCACAGTCGAAAGCCTGAGCAAGAGCTTCACCAAGCTGCTTCGAGTATTCCGTACGGACATCATAGTGATTCATTGCATCATCGATATCCGTGATAAGAGCATCAGCCGTGAGGAGACCATCGATAGCAATCACTCGCTCCGTGTTCTCCATCTTCTTACGCTGATCATCTAAGGAGTTACCCGGGGTAAGATACTTAGCATGAGTACGACCCATGACAGCGAAGCTGGCACTTTTCCCGTGCGGAATAGTACGAACAATCTGTTTGTCCATCATGACAGACGTTCTCGTGAAAGCCGTAAGGACTTCACCAGAGAAGATCTTCATGAACAGCTCATCACGATCACCAGCGCTCAGATTCTGACCAGGATTAGAAATAGAATTAGCGGTTAACGCAGCCATTTTATTATATTCTTATTGTAGTTATATTATTGTTATTAGGAAATGTTTTTATTATGGGTACGTTACAACTGAGTATAGTACATCTTCATTTCGATAGCTCTAGTGTAACTGGGGTCAGCACCATAGCGGGGGTCACTCATAGCCTCCACTACTTCCTGCTTACTTGAGAAGCCCTTATAGCCACCCGTAGTAACCCCACCACCCATAATAGTAGGATTACGTGTTCCTTGCTTAGCAATCATCTTAGCTTTCATACCCTCAAACATAAGAGTAACAGCTTCAAGATTGTTGTTGTCAATAGCTCGATTAAAGGAACTCAGAACCTTATTAGAGAGGTTTCCTTGTGCCCACTCAATAACCTTGTTGTACGCCTGTTCTCCACCTGCTGAATTATAGACAGCATTAGTGAACTCACTCTCAAGGTTCTGTCGTGATTCAATGAAACCCTCAATGACCTCTGAAGGATAACCTGCCTGAGCAAGGTCAGCCATAGTCTTACTAGACAAGGCACCATACTCATTGTATTCCTTAATGGCCTGATTGAAGTCCACACCTTTAGCCTTAAGATCCTTACCAAGGGCATCTAAGGTTTTCGTGTGCTTATCAATCTTTACATTAAGGTCACCCTCAGGTTCCCCCTGTTGTGGTTCTGCCTGAGGTTCACCCTGATGTTCGCCTTCAGAAGGCTCACCCATAGGGACAGCATCATTACTGCCACCATCCTTAAGCATACCCGTAGCTTCATCATCATCAAGGGTAAGCTGCTGAGTACCTGAGATCATAATATCGACACCATTGTCGACACTAAGACCATCACTATTCAAGTTTGTTGTTTCTTCGCTCACCTGTTACACCCCCTGTTCCTGTTGAGCTTTGTTGTTATCTACTGCCATCTGAGCCTGAGCATCAATACCCTGCTGGGCAGCATACTGTTCCATCATTGCCTGCTGTTCCTTAGCAACCTGTTCAGGAGACTTAACGAGACCCGTAGCATCAATCTGAGCACTCGTGAAGATACGCATAGCTAAGTTCTGCTGATTGATCATCTGCATGATATCAGGGAACTGAGCAAGTACCTGAAGTGCCTGAGACAAGTTAGCAAAGTCATGACCACGACCCAAGGCATCAACACCAGTGATGACCGTAGGTTCAATCGTAGCGAACTGCTCAGAGATAGTCGGAAGGCTGCCATTAGACTGCATCTGATTGAAGATACAGGACACTAAAGGCAACTGAAGTTCCTGAGACAGGAGACTATAGACACCCCCTAAGGTATCCTCAAGTTCCTGAGCAATATATCTGATTTCTTCTGCTGTCACTCTATCTCTTGTGATTTGAGCAGTAGTGCTAGACAACATGAAGCAATAAGACAATCTCTGTTCTATACCCTGAGATACCGCATAGCAGCCCTGAAGGTCAGTCTGTTTGTTTGTCTGCATTGCAACAATATCGTCCTGTCGACCTCTTACGAAAGCCCCATTCTCAGCTTTAGTTAGAGCCTTAATGTTAGTCTGACATGAAGGAGACACTAGGTACAATACCTTAGCACAAATCATAGCCATATCGTTAATGGCATGCTGAAGGTTCTCTAAAGAGATCAAGTCACCAAGGTAATCTTCAACAAAGGATCGACCATAGGATTCCCCATCTTTCTTAGTGAATCTCACAGGGATCCAAGGACATTTGCCATAGGGATACGTCTGTTCTGATCCGGGGATAATGGTATTATTTACTTCCTGATAGGATTCCCAAGTGGATCCCTCTAAGGTATCCCCACGGACAAGATAGGTATGAGTGTAGATGTTAACCTTCTCAGAACGATTAACCTCATTACCTGCATTGCCTAAGAGACTTAAGATACTCGGAGGGATAGTCCCCTGAGCTAAAGTATCTCTAGCGACAATCTGAAGTACATTGCCGATAGCATCTCTTTCAACTACAAAGTTTCTGAGAGTGTAGCACTTCATGCCACCCTCTAGAGGAGGCAGAAAGAGCAACGCATTGCCAGCAATCAGGAGCTGCTTAATGCACTCAAAGAGAGTAGGTCTAAGACCATTGTGCTCCATGTACTTCACCATAGCAGCCTCCATCATAGACAAGCCGTACTCTATGGTATCCTTAACCTGATCATTGCCAGATGCCTGTAGTGCCTCATTAGATGCAGTATCTAACCCAAGTCTAAAGAAAGGCTGACCCGGGGGAAGCAAAGATAACAACAACTTAGATGCTAAGTTATTGAGACCTCTAGCCCCAATAGAATTATAAGGTGTCGTATAGGCAGTGCCACCATCGTCAGATTCCTTAGGGAACAACTGAGGGATAGTATAGGTAGCATTCTTCTCTGCTCTCTGGGTATACTGATCTCTGTCCGTAGACAATCTTTCGTATACCTTTTGTGCACCTTCAGCAGTTTGATTATCTAGTTTAGTTTCTGCCATTATTACACAATATTACGTCCCGTACCCCCAGCACCACTAAAGTTAACCTTAAGACTGCTCTTACGTTTCTTAGAGGTTGTCGACTGGGTGGTAGTAGAGACAGCTTTAGATCCCTTAGAGAAATCATAGGTATCATTAGCACCTGTACCACCACTGTTCATGATACTCTCACCAACCTGAGGGTTTCTAGGGGGGTTAACTGCAGTAGTGGCCTTAGTATCATCGTAACCCTCAGTACCAACCGAAGTGTCTACAGTGGGAGTAGTCTCAGTAACCTCTTCATTTTTCTTAAAAAAACGATCAATCGTACCGGTAGATGTTTTCTTACCACCTCTTGACTTACCGATATGATGATTACGATCCTGCCAAGATGAATCTCCACGTCCCATTAGACAATATTCCTTCCGCTAGATGAAGCAATCATGTTAACCTTAAGAGACTTCTTGCCTCTCTTCTTTCCTTTAGTTAACTGTTGCTTCTCTGATTCTGATTCAGTAGTGTTCTGCGTATCTGCATTCACAAACCCTAACTCAGGAGCAGGAACAGGCGCTTCAGTAGTCGATTGACCAGAGTTACTGTGGCCACCAATAAGGCCACCAGTGGCGACCCTAACTACTTTCTTAAAGGCTCTACTGATTTTCTTGAATATGCCCATTAATATCCTCTTTACTTAAATAATAGCAATTATAAATATGGAATCCTTTAGAGACATAACTATTCTTTAACATAGGAGCACACCAATCATTGACACTCCCAGTTTGAATATAGTCACACTCATCATTCTTTAGACAATCAATTAAATAATCAGACAACGCTCTAGCAATGCCTGCTCCTCTTTTAAAAGATACAGTCCATTCTTCATTAAGGATTCTTTGCTTATCAGAATACCAAGGGTAACCATAGGATAACAAACAGCATCCCACTAGTTCATCTGCAGATTGACTATAGAAACCAATAATACGATAATCATATTGGTTATTATTCAATACTACATCTTTAACAAAAGACCTAATATAGTCTTTATCTAAGTTTCTTATGAAGGATAAATTATTAGGATTATCTATAATAGATTCCATACATTTATCTAGAACCTCCATAGCTGTCTTTAAGTCTACAATAGGTTTAACATAAAGTTTACCTATAGACCCCCTATAGTCCCCCATAGTATTCGTCATCCTTTTTTAATTTTTTATATTACGTTAGTGCCTACACCCTTAGCTTTGTCTAAGGATACCTTAAGACCTTTCTTACCCTTACGAGCCTTCTGTTCTTCAGTCTCCTGAGCACCAAGCTCCGGTTCCTGAGGTTCAACTACAGGGTTGTCTAAGGCAGGTGCCTGAACTTTCACTTCAGGTGTCTTAGGCTTTGAAAACAGTGCACCGATTTTAATCACCTATATGGTTTTGTTCATTGAACTTATTTTCAAGGAAGTCAAGTACATCCTGTACACCACCACAGTAATCAATGGTAGGCTTATAGCGGATCATCTTGCGTACATCAAAGATCTTCTGAAGTCCCTCCAACAAGTCTTTCGGGACAGCCGGAAAGTTGTCGAAGAGAGGTTCATCAGGATCACTTTTAGTGGTATCTTTGATATCAATTTTCATAGATTCGTCTTTCACGATTATCTATCTCCTAGTGTGGTGAATTTATTATCAACTATCTGTCGTCTTAATAGGGACGATTTTATCAGGTGTCCAAAGGGTATCTTTAGTGTCCCCTTGTCGAAGAATATAGGCCATTCTAGCTTGCAGCAAAGCATCATCTTCAGTAAGGCCAGCTTTCTTGTAGGTATTAACTACAGTCTCCCATAGTTTATCCTGAGGGACATCCTTAAGGATCCTCTCTGCTCTTACTGCTCCAATACCGGGGCAACCTTTATAGCCATCAGCAGTGTCTCCTACTAGTGTCTGAAACATATGCCAATAGTTAGCTTTATCTTCGTCAAGCCAATAGATTTGATCTTCATTTACTCTATAGAAATGAGTAGGAAGAGTTTTGAAATCCTTATCCATTGACACAATTAAGGTTGTATCAGGGGTACTATTAATACCTATTACATCATCAGCTTCTAGAGATTCACTAGATTTAGATTCATAGTTATTTCTGATCCAATCCACTAATCCATAGTAGCAAGTAGGCTTTCTTTTATCAAGCCTATTGTTTTTATAATCAGGCATTAAATGCTTCCTAAAGTTATCATTAGGATCACTAAAGACAAACGAATAGTCATTCATTTCGACATTATGGTTTGTCTTTAGCATACCTTTAATACCACCAATAATCTCTTCAAATTGATCTATTGCGTCATCCAAATAAGCATGACAAGTATATAGACCATCTCCCCAATAGATATCCTTTTGGACAGCTGAAGAGGCTTTATAGGCCAATAGATCTCCATCTATCAGCCCAATGTATTCTTTAGTAGCGCTCATAGGATGATGCAAGCTCAGCGCCAGAACGAGTAAGCAGCCATCGATTGCCTGCCTGTCGAATGTACTTATTGATTGACGTAATGTGACCTCGAGAGGCCATCTCTGCAATCATTCGTGCATTGAATCGACAATAGTCTGACTGAAGTTTAGGATGGACTTCACCAATGTAAGCAAGAGCACTGCAGTAGTTACTCATCTCAGCGTTACGCTTGTGAACAATAACCTCCCCAGTACTCTTCTCTTCTGTATAGAAATACTTAGGCATCTTCATAGCAGTCCTCCTCCTCTGTAGTGGTATCTGAAGTCACACTGTAACCGAGCTTCATAAGGAGGTCATGAATGATCTCTTCAGGAGCCCAATCCTTCCAAGTTTCAGGTTCCGGCTCATAGTTAAGCACAGTCTCACCATTAAGAGTGACTACAGCACCATAAGCAGGGACATTGCCATACTCATCATGCTTAACCTTCCACTTCCACATAATATGGATGTGATCAATGCTGCCCTTAGGAGCCTTATAGTCACGCAGCAGTGCTGCCTTAGTTTCTTTAGTCATACCAGTGTTTTCCATAGTAGTAATTAATGACAAGCTGCCCAGTTACAGCCAATCTTTCCTTCAGTATCAAGTTGACATTTAAAATTAAAGAATGCCTGAGTTTGTCTCATGGATTCCTGAGCAATCCTACAGCAATCTTCAGCGATTTCCTTAGTGCGACAAGCTATCTGACACTCATCATGAATCCATGCCATCATGGCAAAGTCTCCATCCCAGCTGTGCTTATAGCCAGCCTTACGCATATTCTCTTCTACAAGACACACCCATTTCTTACAAACGAGAGCACCTGCAGATTGCAATAGGGTATTCAAAGCTGAGTGCTCAGAGCGCACATAGATGACACGTCTGTCCAAACCTAAGACACAATGAGTAATCTCAAGAGAAGGGCTATCAGGATGATATCTCTTACGCCACTTCACTTTATGAGTACCCCCTACCCACTCTGATGAGGAGATAAGACAATTAGAGATATCACTAATAAGCTCTTTAAGTGCCGGCAGAGACTTAAGGAACTTTTCTTTAAGTGCCTTTCCTTCTGCTACACTGCCTCCAACAATCTCACCAATCTTTTCATTCCCTGCCCCGTAGAGGAATCCATAGATAAACGTCTTGGCGTTGTCTCTTGTTGCAAGCCCTGCCATCTTTTGATTATGCGTATGGATATCACCTGATAGGATCTCCTTTACATATGCCCCATTATCATAAGGAGATAGGAAATGACCGAGGCAACGCAACTCAAGCCCAGAAGCATCAATACCAGCTTCATACCAACCTTTCGGAACAGTAAATAGCTCCCTGCATAGTCTCCCGTAAGGAGCTCTATTGGCAGGAACTTGAGCAACATTAGGATAACTATGAGTTGCACGCCCAGTGACAGCACCATTAGGGTTAACGGAGCCATGAATACGCCATAGGTGATCATTAGGATCCTCCTTCATCAGCTTTAGCCACGCATTACTACCCTCAGCAAGCTGACCAATACGTTTGTTTAACATGAGAAGCTCTAGGATCTTGCTAGTCATAGGGATATCTTTAGCAGTCTTTAGAGTTTCTTCATCAACTTTAGGCAACCCTGTATCAGTCACCTCCTGAGGCTCCCACCCTTGCTCAATGAGAACCTTAGCAATCTGTTGTCGACTATTGGGATTAAAGGTTTCATAAACAGGATATTGTACTCCTGCTTTAATACCTTTCTTAGCGTTGTCTCTCTTGTAGGTCTTATAGCCAGTCAATAGAGGAGGGACACTCTCTTGCAGCTCTTTAGTCAACTCATCTCTGCGCCCTGCAAGCTCACTATAGAGAACTACAGCTTTATCTCTATCAAAGACAAAACCATTACGCTCCTGCTTAGCCATCACCCATGCGATATCATGCTCAAGCTGTACGGCCTCCCAAGGGTAACCTTTGCCTAAGAGTTTATCAAAAAGCATCTTAGTAACAACTACGTCCTGATAGTTGTACTGATACATCTCTTCTGAGAAGCTGTCCCAAGCCTCCTCCTGTTCCCCATAGGTGCCCTTTAGTTCACGCATACGATAGCCATAGGCTTTCAATGAATGGGAACCAAAGAGATCCTTGGGAAGCCTCCCAGAACGAATTAAGCCCATATCGAGATCTTTAATGTTACTCCAAACTAGACGAGCATAGACAAGTGTATCAATAACACAATCCCTAGGATCAAATACAAAGTCTTTACCTGATAGTCGCTTAAGACAAGGGACATCGTACTTGATACCATTGTGAAATACCAAGTTATAACCGCTAGTACCATATACATTAAGAGCATCAATGTATTCATCGAGATCCTTATATCCTTTGTACTCCTGAGAGGCACTATCGTAGATCCATGCGCACCAGAATTTAGTTACGGTATCCAATAGTCCATTGGTTTCGATATCAGTAATGATGTGTTTGTCGTATAGTTGAAGCATTTTCTATTCCTTAAATAGCTTTGCCAAGATTGTTGTATCAAGAAACTACTAGAATGGGCAGTCACCTAAATCATCCTCAACTGGGCAATCGTAGTCCTTTAGTCGGCCTGTTTCGGGATCATAATAGAGATAACCACTGATACCAGTCAAACCACTGAAACGATTCTTAAGTACTCTAATGATCATGACATTAGGATTATCTCCCTGTTGATTCCTCTCTAGTCCAATCACCATGTCTGCAAGCTGAGCGATAGCACCGGAACCTCTAAGTTGACTTAAAGACACCTGAGCTCCTTCTTCGTGACCTTTCTTATCGGGGCGCTTAAGGTGACTAACGACATACATAGTACACCCTGTTTCTTCAACAAGGGATCTAAGGTTTGTCATTAGTTTGTCAATAGCTTTACGCTCCCCACCATCGTCACTATTGTCCATACCAGAGACAACAATAGAGATATGGTCTAGGAAGATTCTCTTGCATCCTAAAGCTACGATCATGTATCTAAGCTTACTAAGCAGATTCCCAGAATCAAGTGATCCAAAGTGATCATAGAGGAAGAACTTTCCGTTGCCAATCGTGGCATCAAAAGCACTCTTGAGTTCTTCTTTAGAGACACTATCGGGATCCACGCTAATAATGAGGCGTCTATTAAGAAATATGGACATAAGTTCAAGTCCCGTCTTTGCCGTAGATTCCTCAAGAGCAACCACGCCACAAGTCTCGCCTTTAGAGACACCAAAGAAATATTCAAGCTCTCTGAGTAAAGTGGATTTTCCCATACCTGATCCTGAGGTAATGACATAAAGCTCACCGTGTCTAGCACCGTTTGTCTTGCTTTGGAGAGCTTGAAAAGGATAGGCCACACTGTCTTTAAGACTATCAAGACCTTCCACACACTTCTCATAGAGATCTTGACCTGAAACAATTCCATCAGGTCTGTAAGGCTTAGCGTTCCATATGGCCGATACAAGGTCACCTGATCTCCCAGCCTTAAGACACTCATTAGGATCCTTAAGAGGTAGATTAGCAATGTACGCTTTACCCAATGGGAGAATCTTTGCACAATCTTCACATGCTTTACGTCCCGGATCATCCATATCAAACATTAGGATGATCTCTTCAAAGTTATTTAGATACTCTAGGTTAGCTTCAATGGCTTTCCTAGCAGCCTGAGCACCATTAGGGATAGACACTACAGGCCACTTATTGCCTTGCACTTGAGACACACTAAGGGCATCTATCTCACCCTCAGTGATTACTAGTTTCTTACCACTAGACCACAACTGAGAACCATAGAGGCACCCAGAGATCTTCCCTAGTACAGCAAAAGACTTATCAGGGAATCTAAGCTTTTGTCCTACAAGAGAACCCTTGTCATCATAGTAGCAAGCCACTTGACAAGGGTTACCCTTATACTCCCCCACGAAATACTTTAGCTTAGTACAAGTATCTTTAGTGATACCCCTAGCAGGCAAAGCAGAGATCTGTAGTTCCTCTAAAGGAATCATATTGGATGCTGACATCTTTACCCCCTTGGGTTTGTCCAAAGATCCATCAGGTCTAAAATAAGTGGTACAGCTATAGCAATACTTATGACCGTCACTAAAAACAGCAAGAGCATCACTAGAGCCGCAATTAGGACAAGGCTCATGGCGCAGAAAGGTCGATTCCATGATCTAGCATATAACGTGCACTTTGGAAATCACGAAGATTATATTGAAAGCCTGCATCAAAGCTGTATCGGCACTGATGTTCAAAAGGTGTCATATGCCCACTATCAATAAGCCGCTTAGCAAGAGTAAGATCCTTTAGGATATCCGGCTTAGACCCATCGTGATTAAGGTAAGACACTCGGGCACAACGTGCAGCAGAGATAAGTGTGAGAATCCGCAGATCATCGATAGCATCCATCTCATCAAAGTTCACATAAGGAAGCGTACGCCCCCCGTGAGCATTGATATAAACGTAGGTGTCGCTAACGGCATTCATAGCCATCTTAATAGCCTTAGCGAGGTGCTGGATCTCTGGATCAGCATCAGGAGACAACCGGAGATCAAAGAAATTGCTCCACTCAGTAGCAGTGACAATAACTTTAATCTTAGTGAACGGCTCAAGGATGCGATTGATGTGCTGCTTATGAAACCCATTGTCAATCATCTTATGAGCAACCTCGATTGCCTTAAATGCAGCATCTTGCCACTCTTCACAAAAGATATCATAGTCATCTTCATTGACAATATCTTTGCCTTGCATGCCCTTGCAATTCTTATAGACATCCGAAGGCACCCAAGGATCATTCAAGATATTCTGAATAGTTCGCTCTACAGGTACCGCACGCGAGCTACTAGCATTGCGGCTGAAGCAATTATGAACCGTAATACCGTTTGCCAAGAAGTTATGATAATCAGAGGAAACCGAAATATCGAAAACCTCTTCTTCACCAACGTATTCAATCGAATCAACTACCACAGCCATGAGGTTGCACTGACTAGCACCTTGCCAACCTTGTTGGCTGTGCCTGATCTTATGGCACTCATTACAAAGAGCTACCACATTATCAATGTCAAAAGCAAGGTCAGGGTTTTCATGCTTAGGAATCACATGGTGAATCTCTAAAGGCTTATCCTCAGCACCACAGTCGGCACATCGGAACCCCTGCCTTTCAGACACTTCAGGCTTAACCTCTGCATTCCAACGAGAAACCCATTCTCCATTAATCTTCTTGTAAGGGTCAAAACGAGGTTCTGTATACTTCTTACGGGTATTACAGTACACCTTATCTCTACCTACAGCAATGTCTTGCAACTCCTTCCAACCACTATCAGTAAGAATTAGATGGTCTGCGGTGCAAGTGACGGAGAAGTATCCTGCTGTAATCTTGTACACAGGCTTAACCCCAACCTTCCAACAATCAGTAACGGTCGTGTGAGTAACTTCCATCGTAGACTCATCCACAGAACGAAGTCTCATCTTGTTCAAACGACCTTTCATGTCATATCGACGGACCCCACCCCATCGAGTAGCATGAGGAGAACTGCCATTTTCCCACTTATCCCAAAAATCCCCAAGAGTCATTTGATAGGCTTTGCACTTACTGCCTTTGCTACCACTAGGGAGATCGAAAGTCAGCACCGTATTCGCAGTGAGACAACGATGCGTCATGAATTCACTATGGATGAAACGAGGATACTCCAATTCAAACGTATAGAGGTTATTCCAGCGTGCACGAATGATAGCTTTAGAGTTACCTACGCAATAGACCTTAGAGATAGGATCATCACTCATCTTCATCATCCTCCTCATCAATCTCATCATCAGCATCATCTTCAGAATCTAGGAAGGCTTCATATTCATACTCCCACTTCTCTTTCTGATTGTTGTGAAGCTCATCACGATATGAATCTCCATCAGGATAATGCCAATCTGATTTACGTTCAATAGGTTCCATAATTATGGTTTCCTTTAGTGTTTACTATGGTATAGCTTTGGTAGGTGATAGGGGACTCGAACCCCTACGCCATTCGGCACTATGGTTTAAGCATAGAACGTCTACCAATTCCGTCAATCACCTAAAATATTGGTCTCTCCGGTAGGATTCGAACCTACATAAGCCACTTTAGAAGAATGGTATATTGTCCAATTATATTACGGAGAGGTAGAATTCAGTTTGATAAAAGCCTCTAGTCTCGTGTTGAGGTCTCTGAGTAATTCAACACCTTCTCTATGAAGTCCTGCACTCTCTGAGAGTAACTGTCTACACGCTTCGACTGACTTTGCATTAGCTCCTGAGGCATCCCTGAGAAGCTTTCTATCGGTGCTACTGAGGTTGTACTGCACCCGATTAACATGTTTAGTAATGGCAGCCAAGTCAGCAGCATCAGAAGCTTTACTTTTAATGATAAGGCTAATTGTTTCATCTTTCCTAGCTGTTAGCTCCTTTAGTTTGACTTCATTCTGAGCTTGAATAGCTACAAGCTCTTCAGTGTGCTTATTGCTTTCATATTTCCTGCCACCAATGACACCTGTAATGAAAGCTAAGACTACTGCTAGTATGGCTACCTTCTCCCACATAGTTTATTCTTCTCTCTAGTAGTGGAGATTTTATGCGATACGAACTAAGTCACCTTTAGTGAACTCAAGTGTCCCATTGGCTTCCTTAAGATCAGCTTGAGACAACTTGCATCTATCAAGAGAACTTGCATCTTCATAGGTAACGTAGACAGCACCACGGCCGTACCACGACTGAACATCAAAGCAAGGGCAGTCTTTAGCTACCCCGGGGAAATCTCTATGCCCTAAGACCTTAGCTTTAGGATACTTACTCTTAAGCCAGTCTAAAAGTTTCTTAAGAGATTCCTTTTGCTTCTCTGTAAAGTTGTCTACAGACTTACCGTTACGATCAGTCCCCCCAATAAGGCAAATGCCAACACTGTCATCATTATAACCCAGAACGTGACTGCCAATAGCTTCAAGGGGTCTGCCATTTTGAATAGCTCCATCCGTAAGAATGACAAAGTGATATCCTATACCAAGCCATCCCTTTTGACGATGCATTTGATCAATAGTTTTCCAAGTGTACTCAGGCTTATTTTGAGTAGCGCTGCAGTGAACCACCAGATAATTCGTAGAACTGCGAGACTTGAACTTAACAAAGTTTCTATGGTAGTCAATCAGTGGTTCCTTAAAGGTAGTAGTCATTTATTAATTCTCTTGTTGTTATTGTTATTATTCTTGTTCTTCAAGATTCCCTCAGGGATATCTTTAGGTTTCTCTTTAAGCCATTCTTCGGGGATCAGCTTATCGGCAAACTTAATGCCGTTCTTGTTGCAGAAGCTAGCGTAAGTAGTAGACGATCCCTTATAAATGTACGTCTTACTTCTACTAAAGACAAACCGGATATCTAACTCAGGATGTTGCTCACGGATTAATAAATGCTTCTTCCTATCTTCAGCATCCCAGACACCCTTAGTTTCTATAATGATGCCATTAGGCAACACGAAATCAGGGGTATACTTGTGAGTACTCTGAGGAACGACATACTCTAAGTACTGTTCCTCATAGTGTGGCTCAATAGAAAAGGACTTGAGGAAGTCTGAATTCTTCTCCTCAAGTCCTGATCTGTAGGTACCCGCGTTGTGCCTTTTAGCTTTGCTGTATGCTGCACTGCGGGTGGTCATTAGATACCACCAAAGACGTACTTAAAGTAATAATTCTTAGGATCTCGCTTCTCTTTACTGTCCTTATCAAAGATAGGAGATCCATTAGCGTACTTGAAGGTAGGTTTAGCATCACTAAGCGAAAAGTACATGTAACCAAGAAAGAGGCTACCATCTTGCACACTAGAGGCATCTACAGGAATACTTTCTACATCTTCACAGTATTCCTTATAGACATCCTTATGCATCAGCATGACTGCAACAAAGTCACAATCGACATCTTGCAGCACATGATCAGGGAATTTAATGGTGCATGGGTTCCAATCATAGAGATCGAAAGTAGGTTCCTTTTGTTCCTCTTTAAGTTCCTCAATGTTAGTCTTAAGACCCTGCACAACATCCTGCATCGTAGCAAGAGTAGATTGAGCCATATCAATGCGGTTATCAAGTTCTTCCAAAGTAATCATCTTAGGTACTCCCTAGTAAATATTAAAAATCAGTGGCTCCAACAGCCTTACGTGATTCTACTTCATCTTCATCGAGGCTGTCAAATGGTGCCTCTTCCTTGAATGCCTCATAGCCTTCCTCTTCAGCAGAGAAGCCGTAGTCCTCTGCAGATGAACCACCGAACTCGTTAAGCTTAATCACTTGGACTGCAACCGGTCGAAGGCTAAGGCCAACCTGCTTAGTTGACTGCATGAAGTAAGGTGCTGCAGTGAAGCTAAGACGAATCACTGAATCACGACCTACATTGACGTCAATAGGCTTGCCCTTAGAATCAAAATGGGCAATCTTAGCGTTGACTGTAGATCCATCCTTTTTCTTGATTACAGCATTCTGCTTAAACTTGAGGTAGACATTACCTTCTTCATCTTCAAAGTAAAGATCAGACTTATGGATCTTTTTCTTATTCATCGCATTGGCTTCAGAGACTGCTTCATCGAAAGCCTTGTCCTGAATAGCCTCAAGCTTCTCAATGAGCTTCTTAAGTTCATCAGTCATACCCTCAAAGCGCATAGTGACACTAAAGACACCTTCAGGATTGAACTTCATATCAGGCTCCTTCAGGTGAGGATACTGAGCAAAGCCCTTCGGAGTAGTATAACGTTCGATCATTTTAAAATGGTTTCCTTGTTTAATTAATTAAGTAAAGGTTACTAGAGAGATTCCTTGGTTCTCTCTAGTAGTGGAGATTATATTAAGTTACTAGCAAAACGCATACATAGACTGTTTGACTACATCAAGATCTAATGTACCGTGCTTAGGAATCGGAGGCAACTCCTTAGCTTTCTTAGGAGACAACATATTCTCGACTTGATCATGAAGATCCTGCAGCACATCATTCTGTTTGTAGGTTTCAGCAAAGACCTCACGAACCAAAGTGAACATCAAATCACCTTGACCTGCAGGGCAGCCATAGGAATCATGAATCATAGCGAACTGATGGATACCTGCATCAACACAAGCGTCTACAGTTAACATGAGGTGACTAGCATCCATCGAATGGACATAGTTAGGAGCGATACCCTGTTTCTGCTTACGAGAATCGATTTCCCCTAAGTCCTCTGAGACACTAATCTGAAAAGTTTCCCCTTCTTTCTTAGATTCCTCAGGAGCACCTGATTCATCAGACACATGAATAGTTCCGCTGCAGAAGGTCTTAAGTTTCTTCAGGCGAACCTTAGGATACCTTTGGCGAACCAAGAAACCACTAGGAGTTACCCATTGTGTAGGAAGGTTCTCTCCGTTGATATTCTTGTCCGTAGCGAGTAGTCCTGAGGCAGTCTGAAGCCAGTCCATAGCTTCTCTAGCTTTGACAACAACTTCACCTAATGAATTCCACATCTTGTCAGCCATATAGGTTGCAGCTTGTCGAGGCTTAGAGAATGCTAAAGGATGATGTTCTAAATGAGGGTAGATAGTATCTTCAAGGATCTGTTCAGTAAAGCCAAACTTCTTCGCTCCGTATGAGAGTGTCATAGTGGGTCTCTTGGTTACCTTACGGGTAATCCCATAGGCCAGCCACTCATTAGCAAGTGCCTTAGTACCCTTAGAGACATACTCAGTGCCATCTTCAGCAGTCTTAAACTCATCTTCAGTACCCTCAGCAGCATCCTTCATCACAGCTTGTTTCACATGCTCAGCGACAATACCATAAATATCGTGAACTTTGTCATCAGGCACGAGGTTAACTGCAGTACCCCCAATCTCATCCTTTAGCATAGCTGAGAAGTGCTGGATACCACTGCAGCTGCCATCGAATGCTACTGGAATATGAGACACATAATCTGTACCCTGTTCCATGAAATCAGCCCATTCAAAGCAGAATGCTAGGAACTCCCAAGGGCTATCTGTTTCAGTCCATTCTAGGTCTGTAAGAGGATCTTTAGCAGTCCTAAGAATCAACTCAGTATTCTCATAGACCCACGCAATGCGTTCCTCTAAGGGTTTCTTATCAAGCCCATAGCAGTTAGCACCTTGGATAGCTAACCAAGCTACCCCCGAATCTCCTAAAGGAGCACCATCAGCGAACTCTATCAAGCTCTTGCAGAAATCAGTGCCCTGAGGATTCAGCAACGGCAATGGATAGACACGACCACGGAAATCAAGGTTATGAGGAAAGTAGATACGTTCATAGTCTTTGTAGATATCAGCAAGAGCAAGCTGAGCATTCACTGCATAACGCTTAGACTTACGCTTATTGTCACGCTGAAAGTAGATAACCATAGACTTACGCCATTCCTTCTGAACGTTAGGATCCTTGTCTGCTGCCTCAGGTCTAACTGGAGGTTCCTCAGGTTCCGCCAAAGGCATCTCAAGACCATCAGGGATATGCTTCCACTTAGAGATCTCCTGAGCTACCTTAAGTACCCTTTTGTTGATTCTCCAAGGTGTTTCTTGAATAGCATTAACAGCCTTATAAACGTCAGGCATATCGAGATCTCCATAGAGATCCATAACAGTCTTTTCATTAAGACGAACTAAAGGGATAGGTCTCTTGAGATTGATGTAATAACCCCCATTGATAGGATTAGTCCAAGGCTTGGGAGGGATGACCATAGGACGATTTTTGAATAGCAAATCTGCCATTTCCTTATCGTTATGGGCAATGTATTGGACAATCTCAGGAGCTATCTCAAAACGATAGGTAATGTTAAAGCTGCCACCCTTGGAGTACCTAGAGATCTTCCCGAGGCCAGTAGAGACAATAAAAATATCGATCAGCTTCATACCTAGGTTACAGCGAACACTATCAGTCCATTTCTCCCAGCGTTCCTTACGGTTATCATCAGCTAACCATTTATCTTTAGCGTTAACAAAAGCCTGCTTAAAAGTCATACCAATACGCTTGTTTAGGTTGACCTGAAAGTAGGAACGTTCCTTATCAGACAAAGTAGACAATACATCTTGAAACTTCATCTCTAATTCCAACTCAGTACCTAGTTCTTTCGCAAGGGACGTAAGGTTTACCTGAGGGATAGCATTAGAAAGAATAGTTCTAAGAGACAAGAAAGCTACATGCTCAATCTCTAGCTGCTTTAAGACAACTGCACAAATATGGCGCTTACCCGGTTTACCTGAATCAGCTTTAGTGTAGAAATCTTTTAGTCCCTTACAAAAGGCCGGAAGGGCTTCTTTAAGCAGCATTTTGGTTGTCCCCGTGTCTGCTAAAGTTTTATTCTCTCTGGCCTTGTTAATTTTAGACATAAAAGCTTGATAAGCAAGATCCTTACTCTCTAACTCTAATTCTATTTCTTTATCGACTAAATGCTTTCCATATTTGAGACACAATTCATCATAACCACATTCATTAATCCGAATTGAATCAATAGCTGCTTTAGTGTCCATTTGGTTTCCTTTAGTTAACTTTAAGTTATCTTTAGTTAATCTTTAGATTAGTATCTATAGTAATAACCTACTTGATTAATCATTATAGTTATATTCATTATTATAATCTTATAAGTTATTATTATAGTTATAATCATTAAAGTTAATATCTATAGTTCTCTATAGTTTATCTTTAGGTTATCTTTAAGTTAACTATAGTCCCTTGTCTCCCTGATTTGATCTACATCAATGTCTTATCCTACCTCTCTCTAGGAGTGGAGATTATATTTTTTTTCTTGACCTAGATCAATATTAATATAATCTCCCCTATTAGATAGAGTAATCTTACTACTCTTCGTCTCGTTCAATCAGTGGTCTGCCATAAAGATGCCTATTGAGAAACTCTTTATAAGCTTCATATTTCTCTTTGTCTTTCTTACCAGATTCCCCATTTTTATGGCCTGCCCTATAGGCATATTTGATCATATTTCCTTTACAGAAACCTATGAATTCCTTGTGAGAAAGCAGCTCTTGCATTAATTCAATAGGCTGAATTAAGCCCTGATAATGCTTCTGATCTTCTGGCTTTCCACTATCGTTTATTCCTTCATTAACCCATTCATTGTCGTATTCCTGCATATTAATTCCCATTTATTACATAGAATTCAGTTAAATCGATGTTGTCTTTATGTTCCTCATAGTACTCTTTAGAGTAAACTATTGAGGTTTCTTTGTGAATTAAATAACAAATCATAATTTACATCCTGCATAGGTATTGCTCAGTTTCTTTCTCAAGAGTATTCAACAGCTCAGCATACTTCCCATAGGAGAGCTTTGAGTTATCTCTGAGCATATTGAGGTAGTCTACGGCAGCTTGTGCCTTGGTGAATACGACTACACTCAATGTGTTCTCATCATAGAGTTCAATAGGAATTGTCTTACGAACACTGATGGTTGTCCCTTTGCTGCCTAAGGTGGTTTGGAATGTGTGAATAATAACATACATGTTGTGGTTTCCTTCTTTAGGTTGCTCTATAGAATGGCCGCAGAGGCCTCAGAATTGCTTCAGGTTAAACGATAGTGTACTTGGTGGTATGTTGGTACCCCTGAGCACCTATCGTTTAACTGAGGTGAAATTAGAGGGTTGTTTAGAGGTCGTTCCAATCCCCAAATATGTTGTCTCTTTTAAGAGCTGACGTTAGAGAGGTTGACTGTAGGCTTGCCAGATGCTTTGATGATGTATTGACTATCTGTAGAGATCGTAGGGTTTAACTCACAGAATGCCTTGAAGGACTTGCATCCCCATACCTTGATTGCATAATGAATGATATCCCAAAGGTCACAGTTGCCTTCCCCATAGACCATGTTAAGGAAGCTCTTGATATGCTTTGAGGTTGTGATGGAGTACCACCCAAATATTTCCACTTGTCTAAGACGAAGGTCGTGGACTGCCACTTGAGTTTTATAAGAGATCAATCGCTCAGTGCTCTCGTCCTTATCTCGGGTAACAATGACAATGGCCTTGCCATAGAAATCCTTCTGAGAGGAACCAAAGGGTTTGAGGTTGTATGTGCAGCGTGACATGATGTTGCTCCTATGAGTTGCTATTTAGGTTAGTTCTAATTGTAGAGACCTAACATTATTTTGTCAAGTCTCTATGTATTAGGACTATCCCTTAGGATCAAAGTTCAATATCGGCAGCTGGCTTGAGTTCATCATACTCTTGCCACTTGTCATCCTTAACAAGCCAATCGATCAGCTCATTGATATCGATGTTGTCATTGATTTCCCACTCAGGAAAGCACTTGATCTCTGAAGTGCTCTCAATGACTTGAAAGTAAGCATCACGTTCATCCGAGCGAATGAGACTGAAAACAATATCACTTGGTGCCCAATCCTTGAGTACTTCGTCAAGCTTATCCCCACAGAGCCAATGAATGCAATGATCCGTGTCGTCTATGGACTTGCAATAGTCGTTCCAAAGGGAGATCACTTCGGCCGGATACAGTTCGTCAATAACGAGCATGAGTTTGCCGGGAAGAGGATTGAACTTATTGGTGGTGGTGGTGGTGTTTGTCATGATGTTGTCTCCTATAAGACTTGGTTTGACTTTGATTACTTCTTGTAATCTTTGATTACTTCTTACTTTAGCACACTCAAGAGAGCTTGTCAAGAATGTGCTATGTAAGAATTAATACCTACTTGGCAGCCGATTGCCACTTCCCCTCGAAGTTCTCAATGCCTTGCATGAGTGCATAATGCTCAACTTCTCGAATGACTATAAGAGTACGTTCTTCATCTCTGAAGTCTGAGTAGTGCATTGCATTCCACAGAAGAAAAGCCTCAAACTCATGAAAATGATCACGATCATCAGTCGTAAACTGAATCACATACTGAGCACCATCAGGGATAGACACTATAGAAATCCTCTGTGTCTCTGCATCCGATCTGATGATCACTCTCTTTAATCTGAACTGTAGCATCTTTAGAACTCCTCAGAGGTCTGTTTGTCTATCGATGAGCACACTATAGCAATTCACAAGTCACATGTCAAGCCATCCCCCATCCCCTCTTCACGGTACCCCCATCGAACCCCTCACGCTATTATAATAATAGGCAAATGGACGACCTTCGGGTTGTCTTAAGGTTGATAATAGGGAAACTTAAGGGAGCAACAGGTTTGCTATAGGTAGAAATACCTATGTTACCCGAAAAAACATAGATGAACCAAATGTAAACAATAGGGTCAGTAGTTACCCTAAAGGCTCCCCTAAAGGCTCCCCTTACTATATCCGATCCAGTTCTTCCTGTATATCGGCTGCCAGCTGCTCTACATCATCCACAGGAACAAAGTCTTTCCCGTTATAAAAAACTGCAACGCCCAGTTTCTTCTCTTTTAAATCGGGAATATATGCCTCCAAAAAATCATAAACCCCTATATTGCTCACTTTACAATCCTTAAATTCCTTTTTGGTTTGTAGATATTCTGCAAAATCCTTATAGGGCCATGCGCCGATTCCTTGAAACCCGTTGTCATCTTGCAGCATCACAATATCCTCTTTCTCATCCTTCAGCACCCAGATTTTTTCCCAGGACACCGCAGCGCCCACAAATATCTTATATCGTTTTTCGTGCGTCTGTTTTAGCATACTCTTAAATTCGCGTCGATTAAGCGGCGGGCACTCTTCCTCTTCTTCCTCCTCTTCAAATTCTGTAAACGGCAAAGCGTTTTCCGGGGCAAGTTTGTGCGATTCTGCCTCGATCCCATTGATAATGCTTCGAAGATCGTTTACAACATACCCTCTCTTTCCGTCATAATACAACGCAACAGATCCGCCGTCTTCCATAAGTTGAAAGCACAGCGAATACAGAAATTCCTCCAAATCCATCTCTATGGCCTTGCATTCTTTAAGCTCCTCCTTTTGGCAAACTGCCTCTGCCAATTCTTTAGAGGAGTATACCGGCAAAGAAAATTTTATCGCTGTGCTGCTCGGATTATCCGGCCCCATCTCTATAAAGCCTTCTTCATCCCCCAATATCCAAACTTTTCGTTGTTTCACCGCTTCTCTGCCAAAATATATCAGTTTATCCAC